AATGTGGCAGAGTCCATTTGGCGGGGTCTTCCTATCGGCGCGATTTTGGGGGATCGTGCTGGTAGTTTTCTCGATCACAATGAATTTTATGATTACTTTACCTACCTCCTTCTATGTGGCCTGGAGTGTGGTATCACTGAAGAATGCTGTTTTAAGTTACGCCTTAGAGTGGGCGTTGTTTCTCATCACAGGCGTGAGGTACGGCTTTTGGTTTTTTGCTGGTCTTACGGATTTCGTTTTCTTTTTGCTCTATTTTTTGGGTTTCCCGCTGCTTGCGTATTGCGCCTATAGAATTATAGTATTGTATAGAACATACGTGAATTTTGTCCGTGGGTTTTGTCGAGGTTTTGTTGTGGCGCCTACTATACCCCAGATTTTTGGTGCCATTGGTCAAGGAGTTGATAATCCTGTACCATTGCATGGCCTCACACATTTACAGGTGACGGATATGGAGGTTCAAAATGGTGCACCTGTGCAACGCCTCCGTCAACTGCGTGGAGTCTATAACGCTAGAACGGAGAATTTTGTTCTGCAGACTCCGCAAATGATGGAGTATTATGATATGTCACCGGGAGCCTTTAATCTCCATAATACGTACAAAAGTTGTTTTTGGTCTCTATATGACCATTGGTTCACAGCTTTTGCCCCAGCCCTACTCATAGAGTATAGGTATGTGAGGACAATCACCTTCGATGACCTGACTGACAATCGGCCAGAGTCACAGTCAGCTGGTGATATAAAGTGTCTCAATAATAATATTGATGTGTATAATAGGATTACACACTTTGCACTAGTTGACCCTTGGGAAGGAACAGTGCAGCACGACACATTAGAGCGGGAGGTTCATGTGTCACCGGAACTAGTGGCCAATTACACTAACCTCAGAACTATGAGTTTTTCCAGAAGCCGGGTGCAAGTCGCCACGGCCATCAGCACTTCGTTAAATAACAGTTCTTGTGTTAATATACCAAGGTTTGCCTCAGTGGTTGGCATAAACGTTTTCAACGATACTGCTGACTTTATGCTCGATAGGTGGGAGAGGTTGAGGTGGTTCAATGGTCACATGGTCAATCCGGATTTTCAGTAGGTGGGGTTGTGGTCCTCTATGGATACCGCACGGATGAGGTAATGGTGGATTTGATGTCCCAGCCAGACCCCACTTTCAGATTGCGGTTCTTCAAACAGTCTGAGCTGAAGCGTCGCCCTTATCGCATTAGCCTGGGATGTCATTTTGATGGTGCCGCTTTGCCGGTGCCTGATGGATCGTATTTTCCGTCCCAGATTGAGGGCTGTTTGAAAAGAGTCGCAAGCGCCATGCCTCTGCCGGACAATGCCCGCCGAAGGAGGCTTAAACGGTTCGTGGTCCGTTTCTTGAATAAGGAGTTTGCGGGGTGTCAGTTTTCTGAAGAGGAAACCTTTGATTTTAATGAATGGCTGGATGCTACACCCTATCCGGCTTACAGGAAGGACGAGCTCCGCAAGATTTATGATGATCAAGCTGATATTGCTCAGGCCAAGAATGTGAAGGGATTTACGAAAGATGAGCACTATTCAGAATATAAGGCTTACCGTGGGATTCACAGCCGTTCTGATCATTTTAAGGTCTTGATTGGGCCGTTTTTCGCCAAATTCTCCAAGAAAATTTTCGCCAGCCGGTTTTTTATAAAGAAAATTGCTGTGTGTGATAGACCGCGATTCATTCTTGAGAGGATGGGGCATTATACCAAAATATTCATGACGGACTATTCGAAGTTTGAAGCTACTTTCAAATTATGGTTGATGAAGATTGAATTTTTGGTTTATGATTGGTTCTTGAAGTATCACCCGAAGCGTGCGTATTTTATGCATCTTTTTAGGTCCGTTTTGGCAGGGGTGAATTACGTCTCCTTCAAAAATTGGTGTTTCAAATTGACAGCATGCCGGATGAGTGGCGAGATGAACACAAGTGAAGGGAACGGAATCATGAATTTAATACTTACCTTTTTCCTATTAATAGAATTAGGAAATGACCCGGATGGGGTCTTTGAGGGGGATGACGGGATGTCATGCATAAGCCATAATTTTCCGACGGTAGCGGACTATGCGACCCTAGGTGCAGTTATTAAAATAGACGTACCAGCACACTGGTCAGAAGGCTCCTTCTGTGGTATGATTTTTGATCCTGAAGTTGGTGATAATGTTACAGATCCTATGGAATGTATAATGTCATTCGGCTACACGACTAGAGAATACACGGGAGCGAATATTAAGACCAAGTTGAGTTTGCTGCGTTCAAAAAGTATGTCTTTACTGTACCAGTATCCGGGTTGCCCCATGCTAAGAAATTTAGCTTTGTATGGTTTGAGGATGACGAAGGATCTTGACCCTAAAAGGTATCAAAGATTCGTCTCTAGTCGCAAAATCGATACATATGAACGACAGTTATACGATGAAGTTCGGGCCTACTGGGATAGCCATGAAGTTGTTGGTAAGGCGATTGATGACCGGACTAGAGATCTCGTGTGGCGACGGTTTAATATTGATCCTTGTCTTCAGAAAGATTTTGAAGCATATTTAGACAATAAGGATGACCTGTCGCCCATAATTTTCCCCCGTTTACTGCAGTTTTGCAATTCAGATCAAATACATTATTATGACCACTACAGTGTGGCCATCTCTGATATGCAAAAATTGCCTGATTTCTGCTGTGATAAGGTGCGGCGGATAAACACCTGGCGACGTTTGGGTATCCCGATTCAATTTTAAAGCCCGCAAGGCACTCAAGAAAAGTTGTACCTATTGAGGAATGACGGATACTGTAAAATATGAAGATACGATTGACAAAGTCGCCAGGGCCGAAGGCTGCACCCAGAGCGGAATAATTTGGCTCAAAAATGCCCTCGATCCTTTTCCCGATGCCGAGCGTGATGCCACCGGTTATCCTGATACGGTGAAAACCCCCTCGCTTGTGCAGCCCTTTCGGGAGGAGATACAGGTGGTAGAATCTGCCGGTTTGGCGGGTGTGGCGTGGGATTGTTTGATCTGGCATCCAGGCTGGATGAATTCTTTTAACTTTTCGTCGAAAGTTGCTGATTCAAACTTCATGCTCTTACCGTCTACTGGGCAAGGTTCTGCCATCGCTACGGGTCCTATTGAAGTGCGACAGGCCGCATCGGGAAGCCCAATGCCCCTTAACACTGTCACACAAGCTATGGTCCCCCAAGCTAGTATGGTTTTGAAGAATAGAGTAGTGGCTATGGGGTTTGAAGTCATTAATGTGACTGAAGATGTCAACAAGTGCGGGGCAATCACAGCATTCCGGCAGCCCGCCATAGCTTTGGAGGATACTAGGATGCTATGCACGACATTTGGTACCAATTCCACTCCAGTTAAGAATGTGCAATTCCAAGATGCCCCACAATCTGCTGCACAGGCTCTTATACTGGCTGGAAGTCGAGAGTGGAAGGCCGCTGATGGTGCCTATGTCGTGGCCGTTGCTGACGATCCAGTCAATAAGCTGAAAAGTGTTAATGACACGCAAAATGCCATGCTCTATTCGAACTCGACCCTATATACTAGCTTCCTTTCGCCTGGGGCTAATTCAGTGGTGCCTCAGGTCTCTGTAGTCAAATCTGGTTTCGATCAATGTGGCGTCTATCTGACGGGATTGAATGCTGCAACCAAACTTAAGGTTGTTCTCCATTATATTATCGAAAGATTTCCAACTTTGGCTAACACTGATTTGATCACCATGGCGAAAGCTTCCCCACCCTATGACCCAGCTGCGTTGGCTTTATACACTAAACTTTCCAATAAATTGCCAATGGGTTGTCCTGTGGACAAGAATAGTTTGGGTGATTGGATAGGGACAATAGCTTCTATAGCTAAAGCCGTCCCGAAAGTTGTGTCTGTAGTCAATGCCGTGCTCAACCCGAAAGAGAAGCAGAAACTCGAAAAAGAGGTTTCAAAAAATGTACGGCAGGACATGCAACCCCTAATTGAGTCTGTCAAAGTGCTCAGTCAGGCTTCGCCCTTCCACGCCCTGGTGGATTCTCTTCCCCCGATTTACCCGCCTAAGCAGAAGGCTCAAACTCTGCAGAGGTATCCTGGGGAGAGAATGGTGGTCCCTGATGATCCTCGCATGAAGATGGCTCGTATGCAGGGGGGGCGGCTTAGCGGTGCGGCACCGCGTAAAATAACGCCGCGAGCTGGCAGGAAGAAGCCTGAGATTGAACGTTATACTTCTTCAAGACCAGTAAGGAAGGAACTATATCTTAATGGGCCTAAAACCATGATAGTGCGTGCAGGAAACACGCCTATGCCCATTGGATATTGATGAAAGTGTTCCCTCCACTACCATCACGACTGGACAGGGCTGTGGTTGACAGTGAACCCATGTCCGAAGAGCGAATACTACGTAAGAGACTGTGTGACCTTGCTAGGGATTTCCCTGGAGCGGGCAAGGATTACTTTTCGATTAAATGCTCCAATCACAAATGCCGAGCCGTCATGTCTGCGAATGACGCTGTTAGGCTTTTTCATCTAGTGCATTGCACGTTTTGTGGTTCGCAGCTCCTGCCATCGATTCAGTTTTATCGAACTCGGCCAGGAGATAAACGAATTATCACTGACATCATGTTAGTTGACAAGGGAGATTCCAAACAGTATTATCTGTGGCCACAGGATCTCGTTGATGATGATGAGTCGCTTCCGAACCAATTGGTAGGAGGAGAAGCGCAGTGATGTGTTATGGTTGGTTTTATGTATGACACCTAGAATGAGGCCACATGTAAGTCTTGCGATAGGGGGAGACTCTGGTTCAATAGCTTTGTGGATACTTCGTGGTCGATAATAAATACTGACGTGGCATGTCATGGTATCCCCCATACCTTACTTCTCACATCATCACTTGCAACTATTCTTCTCATTGTATATATGTTTATAGGTGTGCACATGAAAAACTGGTGTGCGGAAAGTGTTAAGGTTTTGATGGATTTTACCGTTCAATCCATATAATGAAAAAGAGCGTTTTGATGCATTTGACGCTGTAATCAATGCAGAATTCTTCGCAAGGTTCTTATGAAGAACGTTAGCAAAACAATCCAGGCTTTATATGGGTTGATATTTTAGTGTGGG